TAGAAAAAGAAATCGAAATGGACAAACAGGCTCAGGACTATATTCTTTGTTCATACCTATGGAATGGAATTACGAGGGATTCATTGATTCTTATGGATTTCCTGTATTTGACACTCCAACAGAAGAAACTAGAGGACCTTTCGGTGAGTTCATCGATATTGGTATCTTGGAACATTGGCAAAACGAAGCTGATGGATTAAAAAATGATGGTGATGCTTTAAATGAGTTTTATCGTCAATTCCCAAGAACTGAAGAACACGCTTTTAGAGATGAAACTAAAAATAGTATATTTAACCTAGCTAAGATATACGAACAAATAGACTACAATGAAGATTCTAATAGCTCTAATGCCGTAACAACAGGTAATTTTCAATGGGTTAACGGAGTTAAGGATTCAAAGGTTATATTCTACCCGGATGCAAAGGGTAGGTTTAAAATAAGTTGGGTTCCACCGGCTAAATTACAGAATAACTGTATAATTAAGAATGGTATCAAGTACCCGGGAAACGAGCACTTAGGTGCTTTTGGATGTGATAGCTATGATATATCAGGAACAGTGGATGGCGTTGGCTCCAAAGGAGCTCTGCACGGTTTAACTAAGTTTAGTATGGAGGAAATACCAGCTAACTTATTCTTTCTTGAATACGTAGCTAGGCCACAAACCGCTGAGATATTCTTTGAGGATGTTCTAATGGCTTTAATATTCTACGGGATGCCTATACTAGCTGAGAATAATAAACCTCGTTTATTATACTATTTAAGGAGACGTGGTTATAGGGGATTTAGTATGAATCGCCCTGACAAGAAATGGAATAAATTATCAGTTACAGAAAAAGAAGTTGGTGGTATGCCTAACTCAAGTGAGGACGTTAAGCAAGCACACGCTGCTGCAATTGAAATGTATATACAGGACCACGTTGGTCTTAAAATCGATGGAACATATGGTGACATGTATTTCAACGAATGCTTACAAGATTGGGCTAAGTTCGATATAAATAATAGAACAAAGTTCGATGCTGCTATAAGTTCGGGTTTAGCTGTTATGGCTTGTAATAGACATCTTTATACTCCTAACCCAGAGCTAATAAAACAAAAACTAAATATAAGTTTAGCTAGATATTCTAATACAGGCTTTACATCAAAAATAATAGAACAACAATAACAACATGGCTGAGTCAGTTACAAAAGGAAGTTTCCCGAGTCAAGTTGCTAGTGACCTAGAAAAGGTTAGTGGCAAGTATGGACTATCAGTTGCAAAAGCGATAGAAAACGAGTGGTTTAGACGCGACTCAGGGACTAATAGGTTTTATAGCAACCACAGTGAGTTTCATAAATTGAGACTATACGCTCGTGGAGAACAATCTATACAGAAATACAAGGATGAGTTGTCTATAAATGGCGACTTGTCTTATTTGAATCTAGATTGGAAACCAGTACCTATTATACCTAAATTTGTGGATATAGTGGTTAATGGTATAGCTGAGCGAACTTACGATATAAAAGCTTACTCACAAGATCCTTACGGCGTGGCTAAGCGATCAGCTTATATGGAGAATATTCTTTCTGACATGAGGACGAAAGAACTAAATGAATACGCTAGTCAGAACTTAGGTATTAACTTGGCTAAGACGCCTGTTGAGAAACTACCTGAATCAGAGGAAGAGTTAAGTCTTCATATGCAGTTGACTTATAAACAATCTATTGAGATTGCTGAAGAGCAGGCTTTAAACGTGTTGCTTAACCAAAACAGATACGAATTAATAAAGAAAAGATTTTACTACGACATAACCGTTCTAGGTATTGGAGCTGTAAAAAACAACTTCACCAATTCTAAAGGCGTTACTATTGAGTACGTTGATCCAGCCAAACTGGTATACTCTTATACCGAATCACCTTATTTTGATGATATATACTACGTTGGAGAAGTTAAAGCTATTCCAATAAACGAATTAAAGAAAGAATTCCCAGACTTAGATGATAGTGATCTAAGGGAAATCACACAACAAGGCCATCAAAACCGTGGTAATCCCGGTACAATATCTTCCAACGATAATAACCAGATAGACATACTTTATTTTAACTATAAAACCTATATGAATGAGGTTTATAAAGTTAAGGAAACATCTACCGGAGGTTCTAAGGTTATAATCAAAGACGATGGGTTTAACCCACCAGTTGATGAAAACTTTGAAAGAGTTGCTAGGTCTGTAGAGGTATTATACGAGGGAGCTATAATCTTAGGCACCGATAAGCTTCTTAAGTGGGAGATGGCTAAGAACATGATGAGGCCTAAGAGTGACCAAACTAAGGTCAAGATGAATTACGCTATTGTTGCTCCAAGAATGTACCAAGGCAAGATTGGATCGCTAGTTAAGCGTATCACTGGTTTCGCTGATATGATTCAGTTGACACATCTTAAACTGCAACAGGTATTACAAAGAATGACGCCAGATGGTGTTTATTTAGACGCTGATGGACTAGCGGAAATAGACTTAGGTAACGGGACAAATTATAACCCACAAGAAGCGCTTAATATGTACTTCCAGACTGGTTCTATTATAGGTAGATCTTTAACTGCTGATGGAGACCAGAATGCAAGCAGGATGCCTATACAAGAAATAAGCACGGGCTCTGGTGGTCAAAAGATGCAGAGTTTAATACAGACTTATCAGTATTACTTACAGATGATAAGAGATGTAACAGGACTTAATGAAGCTAGGGACGGGAGTACGCCTGATGCTAAAGCCTTAGTTGGAGTGCAGAAACTAGCGGCTGCTAATTCAAACACCGCTACCAGACACATATTAAATTCTGGTTTATTCTTAACTGCTGAAACGTGTGAACTGTTATCGCTAAGGATATCTGATATACTAGAATATTCCCCAACAAAAGAAGCTTTCGTTCAAATGATAGGTGCTCATAATGTGGGTACACTAGAGGATATAGCTGGTCTGCATATGCACGACTTTGGCATATTCCTAGAACTAGAGCCTGATGAAGAAGAGAAACAAATGTTAGAAAACAACATCCAACAAGCTATTCAGCAAGGATTAATAGATCTATCAGATGCAATTGACCTTAGAATGGTTAAGAATATCAAGCTAGCTAACCAATTACTTAAGGTACGTAGACAAAAGAAGCAAGATAAGGATCAAAAGATACAGCAAGAGAATATTCAAGCTCAATCTCAAGCAAACGCTCAAGCACAACAAGTCTCTGCTCAAGCAGAGGTACAGAAAAACCAAGCAATACAAGCATCGCTAGCCCAAATGGAACAATTGAAGGCTGAGCTAGCAAGCGCAGCTATGGAACAAGAGATGCAACTGAAGAAAAACCTAATGGACCATGAGTTTCAAATAAACGTGAAGTTGAGACAGATGGACAACGATGGCGCTAATGGTAAAGAAAAATATAAAGAAGATCGTAAGGACGAACGAACTAAAATACAGGCTTCACAACAAAGTGAGCTAATCGACCAAAGAAATAGTGGTAAACCACCTAAAAACTTTGAGTCTTCAGGTAATGATATACTAGGAGGGGGATTCAACACGGGGGAATTTGAACCCAAGTAACTATTAACTATTTAATTATATTATATTATGGCTAAGAAAAAAGAAGCGGCTGAAGTGGATGTTACCATTGAAGCTAAGGTTCCTGAGACAGCTAAAAAAGAAGTTGTTAAAGAACCAAAATTGAAAGTAAAAATGAATAAATTCGCTGCTGATAAAGAGATTGTCACAAAAGTAGACTTATCTAAGCAAGCCGAAGAAACCAAAGAGGTTGAGGAAGTTGTAAGCGCTGAAGTAGAGGATACCGCTGTTGAGGAAACCGTGGTTGAAAATACAGAGGTAGAGGATACAGAGGTAGAGGACACCACTATTGAAGAAACAGCTGTAGTTGAAGAGATTACAAATGAAGAAATTGACGCTGTTGTTCCAACCAAAGAAGAGGTTGTTGAGGCTATAGCCGAGAGTAAAGAGCAAGGTATAGAGTTGCCAGACAATATTAAGAAGGCCGTAGAGTTTATTAATGAAACTGGTGGTAGCTTAGAAGATTACGTTGGTTTAAACAGGGATTACTCTGATCTAGACGATATATCATTGTTAAAAGAATATTATAAAAAAACTAAATCACATCTTGATTCTGACGAGGTCGACTTCCTTATAGAGGATTCGTTTGAGATAGATGAAGACGTTGATGAAGATAGAGATATTAAAAAGAAAAAAATTGCACTTAAAGAGCAGGTTGCTAGTGCTAAAAACCACCTAGACGGGTTAAAGTCTAAATACTATGAGGAGATCAAAGCTGGTTCAAAGCTCGCGCCTGAACAACAGAAAGCAGTTGATTTCTTTAATAGATACACGAAGGAAGCAGAAGAAAACCAGGAGGTAGCAAAGGTACAGGCGTCTACATTTCAACAGGAGACCAATAAAGTCTTCAACGATTCATTCAAAGGTTTTGAATATGACATCGGAGATAAGAAGTTTAGATTCAATGTAAAGGATGTTAGTAAAGTGAAAGAGAACCAAAGTAGCATAGATAACTTTGTCAAGAAGTTTCTTGATAAGAAAAATACGTTATCAGACGCAAAAGGTTATCATAAATCGATCTTTACTGCAACTAACCCCGATGCTGTTGCAAATCACTTTTATGAGCAAGGTAAAGCCGATGCTATCAAGGATAGTATTGCTAAATCTAAAAACTTAAGCATGGACCCAAGACAGACGAATTCGAATGTTATACAGTCCGGTGGAATGAAAGTTAGAGCTGTACCCGGTGATAGCGCTGCAGATTTCAAATTTAAAATTAAAAGAAAGTAAAAATTAACATTAACTTAAAAAACATAAAATTATGGCATTAGCTGGAACAGGTGGCGAATTAGGACACCTAATCCCAAGACCTGTAAAAGGTCTTTTCGGGGACAATTATTTATCATTCGCAGGATCGGGTGAAGTGTTTGCAAAACAATTCTTACCAGAGATATACGAGAAAGAAGTCGAAAGATTTGGAAATCGTACTGTATCTGGATTTCTAGGACAAGTTGGCGCAGAAATGCCTATGGCTTCTGATGAAGTTGTATGGTCTGAGCAAGGAAGAATTCACGTAGCTTATGACGATGTTGTTGGTACAACTATCGATACCGCTGCTGGATTATTCACAAAAGCTGGTCACCTCATCAAAGTTGGTGACACAGTTGTAGTATCTAAAGGATATATATCACACAAGTGTTTCTGTTCTGCTGTTACTACTGATACGTTTAATCTTAAGCCTTACGTCGCTGCCACTCTTACTGATCTGGGAGCTGACGGTGAGACCGCTATTAAGGTATTCGTTTATGGTACTGAATTCAAGAAAGGATCTAAGGATCTTACTGGTT